CTTTTCTTCTAAAGGGGTCAGTTTTTCATTCTCATACTGACGCGCCTCTATTTCATCAGGATGATTATGGTATCCCTTAGTAAGATTGAGAAGGACATATCGCAAATAAAACATGACAACACCCCTCTCTCTTATCTGATAACAATGTTGCAACTCGTGTCGATATAATTTAACAAGAGATCGCCGTGTCATCAATTCTGATTGTGCTACCGACCCTGTAGCATACTTACGTGGACGCATGATCATATAAGGCCATAACACTACACCACGAAAACGAGACCTCCAAGGAAATATAGACTCGCTCTCGTTTTTGTACACAATCTTAAACTTCATCTTTACCCCATCGTCTTAGTGTCTCTTTATGTATAGTTTTGTGACAGTAGTACATCGTAATACCGCCAAATACCATAGGGCATAAAAAGACCGCAAGAATACCCAATTTAAGAATCACGCGTTTGCCCGTTCCACCATCTCTTCATGGGTGACTTTGCGTTTCGCTAATTCGTTACGGAACTTCTGTTTCAACTTAGGTGTGCGACATGATAAAAACTCATCCCACAACGATTCCGTCGAAAGGTTCTTTACATAGAAACGTGATGTCGTGACCTTTAATGTCATACGATCTTTCACGATACTATCTTCTTTGTACTTAATTGGCATTGTTACCTCACAGCTTTAATATAGGGACCACAACATTTTCACCCTGTGGTTCGTCTTCTTCTTTTCCACCGCACCAAGAACATTCTTCTCCTCGTGCGACATATATGTAACCGTCATGCATACAACTATGTGGCCACATCACGGTTTTTGCGTTTTCATAAAAACACTCGTTAAAAGTGTCATCCCACTCTGAGTTACCTGTTTTGGAAATAGGCGACTCCGCAATCTCAATCATCCTTCCTTCTCCACATCCCAAACAATACGACGTTTCGGCACTGAGGGTAACTTAGTCCTCTGTACCCACAAGTGACCATTCTTTTCTGCGTCTTTGAATACAGAGACAGTAATAAAGAATGCTCCAAGTACCAAAAGGTGACCTCCTGTACTATAGATACCGTACAAGTAAGTGTACCCTGCCCAGAGAGTGAACACTACTGACCACATCACCGACAAGTAGAACATGAGAATAAACTGTACAAGTTCATTCGGAATGTGCCTCAATGGGTTTATTTTCAAATCAAAGAAAAATCTGTAAAGATCATAAATTGCAAATCCGACACTCTTAAACATTTCACTATTCCTTTAATAATATGGTATCCCGTAGGGGACTCGAACCCCTGTTACCGCCGTGAAAGGGCGGTGTCCTAACCTCTAGACGAACGGGACATTTTCAGTATTATAACAAAAAACAACGTCTTTGTCAATACTTTAGTTGATTTTTTCTACTAGGATCGTCACCTCTCCTAAATCACCTCTAACTGTGATAGCCCAATCAAACACATCAACATGTACTGTATTGTATTGGTAGTCCTTAGTCACTTCATCTGCAGCGCGGTCTATTGCCCGTTCTGCATCACCGTACACACAGATTAGTCCACCTGTATAATCGTACAATATATATGCATTATTTACCTCTGCTTCTTCTGGAAACAACCCCGTTGGAAGCGATGCATAATCGATTGACATTAGTATTCCTCTTTATAGAAGATGTGGTCTCCAATCCTACCAATCAATCTCATCCGTTCGTGAGAACTCCACTCAGGTTTTACATAATTAGCATGGTAGTGTGTAGACCCTTCTGTTATTCCATTGTACTTGCGGAAGAAAATCATATCTCGTGCCACGTCCTTTGCACGTAACCAAGAATACGTCTCTACTGGTTCATCCGAGAGTCCATCACAATACCAACTAAACTGACACATGTTGCGTCTAGGTATTTCGAGTCCTCTCTCAACTCCCCACTTACTCAGTACTGCTTGTTTGACGACCCCACATATAGATGATGGATAACGTCGGTCTTTCACACGATTGAGAGTAACATCCGCAACCGCATATTGTCCGGCAAGACTTTCACTTCTTGCTTCATGGTATATATTCAATGCCAGACATTCGACTTCTTCGTCCATATCATCATCTTGTGCGTTGACATAGTTTATATATCCAATCACAGATATTGACACGAGGAACGATGCTATGCGCAATCTCATTAGACTGTCTTACGCAGTAGTTTTAGAAGTTTCGCTAACTCTTTCTTTTGTTTAGGACTGGGGTTAGAACCCGACTTTGCGAGTAGTACAGCGTACTCTCTGGCAATGTTTGATTGATAACTCACTATATACCCTCCACGCTAAAGTAGTCACAAACGCATTTCATCGCGTCTATGAGTTCGCTTTCTTCTTTGGGACATAGGTATAGAATGTTGTCAGACAATGTTTTGACCATCAATTGATCAATACTATCATCGTCTACTTCAAGTTGAACTAGCATAAAACACCTCAATAGTTATTAGTAACATGAGGTGAATTATACTATATTATGAGGGGGATGTCAAGTAATTATTGACCAATCTTTGCGAAAGTTTCGTGTAGAAAGTCTGCAAAGATGACTTGACTCCTCTCGCCTGGATGACCAAACTCTTTCATATCATCTATTGATCTACAGATGGTAAATAGGTCTTTATCTCGACCCATACCTATACGACTAGTATTCTTCAAAGACCCTATAGAATCTAACAACCACTTTTTGTAGTCTGGAATGGAATCGATAAGAAACTCTTTATTTTGTATTTTTCCTGAAGCATCATCCGGACACTTGTCTGATAGTATCGACATGATGTTAGACCAATTCCTTGAATGAAACACTCCCTGAATCAATTGTATCCCTGCCGCATCACATATTACTTCAAGTGATTTCATCTTACTGATAGTGTGCATAATGTCTGTCTTAGAATCATATGCGTTCTTAAACATGTTTTCATAAGAGTCCCTAATACTTCTATCATATATGGTATTAGTGCGCAATTGAGAAAACTGCGTGGTACTGGTCTGCCTACCAATACTCTTTTCTCGTTTAGGCGGCATGTACTCCACAACTTCTTTGCGTTGCCATGCAGACCACAGGACTACTATATGAGTAACTTTATTAGGGTTGGAGTGCAAGAAGTCAATGACCTCTCTAAAGATCTTATCATTACATGCGCCACAAAACCCACGGTTTTCATACTCTATATCGAGTTTATCCGCGAGCAGATGAGTAAAGGTTAGTGGCCAATGAGTCGGTGGGACATCATCAAACCCTTTCAGTTCGTCTCCCCAGACGAAACTACAACCGGCAGTCAAAAGCATTACTGGAATAGTTCCTCGTACAATTCATAAACTTCATTAGCCTCTGTGCGAGACTCTTCCATGTTCTGCTTGTGATAGATAGTAGAAAGTTTACGGAAGTGCTTCTTATCAACACCGTACTTCTCGTTAGTGACATCGACGATGTCCTTCATCAACTCTTTCTCTGCATCAATACGTAACATACTGTCAGACATCTCTCTAATCGCATCTGCGACTTTCTTTTTATCTTCTGGTCCTATCATACTACTAATTTCACTCCACTTGTTGCTTCCGTCCATGCGGCGGAAAAATCATCATTAGTTAGTGTGCATAGAACATACTGTTGGAAAGAAACCTTCTCAGGATTTTCCTTACTTGTCATACACACACCACGTGCAAAACCGATACCTTGATCGCCATGAATCAACATACGCGGGTCTTTGAGAGTAACTGTACCGTTACTATTCATACCATCCAAACGACCTACGTATTCTCCACTTACTGTGACTACTGTCACCACATCATTATTCTTCATTTTCAATCTCTTCAATTAACATATCACGCATCTGTCTTGCTTGCGCATCTTCGGGATTATCCACACTACCATTATTCACAAATTTATATGCGAGGGTAATGCGCTGACAGCCTGCATACGCAGCGTGCCAACATTGTAGGTCTTCTTCATGACCCGCACCAAAATAGTAGTGACGACATTGCCAGCCAGGCACATCCGGAATCTTTATGATTTCGTCGGTCTTTTTATCATAGTACTCAAAGAAACCTTCTCCGGTCTCTGACCATGTGAACAAGACTTGATATGCGTTGGCATCAAAGTTAGTATGCCATCCCACAAACCCACCAGGCGGATAGTAAGATAGTAGGGCAGATGTATGCGCACCTAGGTGAGCGGCAAAGTCATACTTCACCTTCTGCATAAATCCACCCCACATATCTTCATCTTCACGCACCATCTTTGAAATCGGTTGTGCGAAGTATCTATCGGGCGGGCCAACCAGACCATCACGGCCGCGAGACAAACAGTCTTCGAGGTACTCACGAGATGTGTAGTACGCCCCCAAGTCTACATCCTTGCGTTCGTGGTAAGTCCAATACTTTTCGTCGTTGTACGACGGTTTAGACAGCATCTCATCTGAGAAACTGTTTAGAGTCTCTAACAACTCTTTATTACGAATTACTACTTCAGTCATTACTAAATATCATCCCCATCCATAAATCTTTCATTAGCTTTCTTTAAATCGTTTTCGGTACAAGCACCCATCTCTAAAAGATATGCTACTGCGGCACTAATTCCTTCTTGCCGTCCCATCTTCTTACCGATATAATTTGCGGTACCCATTAAGACTAATGTCATAATCGTTTGTGAAATTGGGTCCATTACAGACATCCTTATAGTGTGAAGCCATCAAAGTTCATCTTTTCGGACGAAATTCTCTGACCGGAGTTTGAGTTATCAAAGGCTGGACCATTATCTACCTCTTTATTTAGGGGAGAATCGTTTTGGTCTACATCAAATAATCTCATCTTACTCCGGTCAATACCCACAACAAATCGCTGATATGTACTAGGATCATTATATCTATTCTTCAACTGCTTCACTAATATCTGTCCGTTTGCATTCAACTCATCATTACTGATCAGTGCAAACATCAAATCTGCGGTGGCGGGAAGACCGAATGATTCAGACGTATCCTCCAGACCCACATCATCGTTACTATAACCAGAACGAGTAGTCTGCGTTGCAGAGAATACAGGAACATCAAACTCAACAGCAAGACCACGGAGTTCTTCCGCAATGGACTTGATATATGTATAGGAGTTGATAGCACCCCCCATTGACTTCATTCTAGACGACGCACAGATGTTAAGGTAGTCAATAAAAATCATATCCGGTGTGAACTTCTTCTTGAGTTTCAACTCGTTTAGAAGTGCACGGAAGTGACTGGCGTGTGCCTGTCCCGTAGGATATTCCTTAATAATCAACTTACCGTTAGTCTTATCTGCGATACCCTTTACACGATTTGAAAACATGTCCTTACTCAGATGTTCCAACTGATCTATCGGGACGTTGAGTAGATTCGCATCGATCCTTTCTGCGATACGTTCTTCAGCCATCTCCATAGTGATATAAAGGACATTCTTCCCCTGTGACAAGGCAGCACCAGCACAATGACACATGAAGAGAGACTTACCGACACCCGTACCCGCCAACGCGATGTTGAGGGTTTTATTAGGTATTCCACCTTTAGTAATTCGGTTAAAGTAGTCCAGATCGAACGGAATACGCTCTTCTTGTTCATGATAGAAGTCATAGCGTGCATCCACAGATTCAAGATAATCGTGACCAATGTTAGTATCAAACGTTACAGATAATGCCTTTGATAAAACATCGGGTATGGCATTCTTGGATAGTTCTTGGTGTTTACCATCAATGATAGTTATAGATTCCATAACTGCATTGAATACCGCACGGTCTTGACACCACTTCTCAGTGCGTTCGACTAACCATGACAGATCCTCCTCAGCATACTTGAAGATGTCTGGGAGTATATCCATTGTGTGACGATAATGTTCATCCGACATTCTATCTTCTGAGTCAATCTCAATCTTGAGTGCCTCTTTGGATGGAAGACTACTATACTTGGCGATATACGCATTGAACTCTTTGAAGATACTTTTGTAAGTACCCTCAAAGTATTCAGGGGAAAGGAAGGGGGCGACCTTCCTCATATACGAATCGTTAGTCAGTAGATTTCGAAGAATCGTCTGCTGTAGATTGATTTCCGTCATTTGTATCCTTAGTCTGTAAGTAACCTTCATTGATTGCAACGTCTAAAATATCACCCAATACTTCACTCGCAAATCCTTGCAAACTAATATTGTCTATGGTGTACTCAACATTCTCTGTGGCGACGACATCAAAATTATAACTAATGTTTCCCGCCTCACCATTGATGCGGACATTATTGTACCGAATCGTGGTGTTCTCATATGGAGAACGCAATAGTTCTACGTTCCATAGGTCACTATTGTCATCCCCGATTGCGGGGACTAACTTATAGTCTAAGTTTTCGGACGGCTTGTCCAAGTCTAGATCTTTCATTACACTACTTCCTCAACTATCTCTTCCGAATTTAAGACACTATTATACCCTATTTTATAGGTCTTGGCAAGGAATTCAGAAAAATCACTTGACTCAAAAATAGGTTCCCAGAAGTCAGCGGTCATGGTTTCTTTCAATCGCAATTTAGAACCAAGGACCTCACCTGTAGTCAAGTCAACACGTTGATACCAACCATTGGACGGTTTGTCGACATACCCACCCGCAAGGGCAACATCAAGAAGACCAGAGTACTTCTGTACACCACCTTCCCACGATACTCCGATTGGAATCTTGGATTGCTCTTTAACATAACGAGACTTCTCAACTTTGATGACAAAGTCGTATCCAACTACTTCAGTACCTTGTTTGTCTTGACGACGACCGATAATCCAGATATTGTCGGCAGAGTAATAGATACCAGTACCACCACCTACAACATCTTTCGGAAACAAACCAATCTCTTTATATGTGTGATTGATTGCAAGCATCGGAATGTTCTTCATCGCAAGGTATGGTGTGGACATACGGAACAGACCCTTCAGTGCCTTAGCACGTGACATGTCTGCAACACCCTTCTCGTTCAGTGCGTCCTCTAGTTCTTTCTTAGACGCAAGGTTACCGATAGAGTCGATGACAATAATGACATTGTCGTCACGGTCAAGGTTCTCTAACTGGTTGATCATGTCAAACTTCAGTTCTTCGACGTTTGCAATCGGTGTGTGCAACACACGACTCGTATCGATACCGAACTGAGTGAAGTATGACTGTGGCGAACCAAACTCTGAATCATAGAACAACATGACTGCGTCTGGTTTTGCATTGAGATATGCACCCGCCATGAGTAAGGCGAATGATGTCTTGAAGTGTTTTGATGGTCCCGCAAGGACGGTAAGTCCCGGCGAGATACCACCGTCTACGGAACCAGATAACGCGACGTTCACCATTGGAACGTCGGTCGGAACCATATCTTTTTCTGTGAAGAACTTACTAGTGGAGAGTGTCGCCGTCTCCTTTATCTTCGAGTTCTTCTTCAGTTTGTCCATTATCGACATTATTGTTGCCTCCAAAATCTACAAATGTAATGTTGTTTACTTTTTCACGTTCATCGAGGTCATATTGTACACGATAAGCACTATTGATGTCAAGTACTTTTTGCAATAAATCGAAACTAGTTTCAGTTCCATCCTCAAATTCATGTGTAGAGAAGTTTAAAAACGCTCTCGTATCTTTTGGAAGACATGCGCCACCAAACCCACGTTTACCATCAAAACCTGGCACACGGGTGTGACCCATACCTACACGTTCATCCTTGCCGGCGGCACGAACAATCGTGTTATAGTTACAACCATAAAGGTTGACTAGATCATATAGTTGATTGAAGAATGTGATCTTCGTAGACAGGAACGAGTTGATTGTGTACTTCACAAACGACGCCTCATACGCGGTCATACGGTGATAGTCATTAGACTCACACGCACTGAAGATTTCGTAGATGTCAATCAAGTCATTTACTGCCTCGGGCATACCACCCATGACATGAAACTTCGCACATACAAAGTCTGCCTTCGCATTCTTCTCTGTCAAGAATTCTGGGTTGTAGACGAAACGGTCTACTTGTTCTCTGTTCATTGCAGAGTATAAACGGTCAACTGACTCCGGAGTAATCGTAGACTTCACGACTACCAATGCATCGGTATAGACCAAACAGTTCGCAACTGCTGCCTCAACAATAGTAGAGTCAACCGAACCATCGTCATTCGATGGAGTAGGAGCGCACACGAAGAAACACTGTGGGTGGTTCTCTCGCGGCATGTGTTGTAAGTTTTCAACTGAAGTATCATACTTCGGGTCATAAAAGTTGAAGTCTACGAGAGGATGCGTGAATGCATACTCGACCGCTTGACCCACAAATCCATGACCAATGATTCCAATACGGAATCGGGAAGGGTTACCCTCAGGCATTATTCTAGACATTATTCAATCCCATTATAAGTTTTATACCATTCGTAAAATCTTTCAACACCTTCAGCAATACTTACCTTCGGTTCGTACCCTAGTGCTTGCAGCTTGGTGGTATCAGACCAAGTCTCTAATGTGTCTGCTGGATGTTTTGGAGCAAGATTCTTAATCGCCTCTTTACCAGTATTTTTCTCAATCTCATTGATGAAGTCCATCAACGCAACCTGTTCACCACGTCCTATGTTGAAAATCTCACCGGACTCAATGTCGGTGTTATCTAAGACGACTTCAATGCCATCTAAGATATCATCCACAAAGGTAAAGTCACGTTTCATATCACCATAATTATACACGGTTATTTCCTTACCGTCAAGTATATTTTTAGTAAAGTCAAACAACGCCATGTCTGGACGACCCCAAGGACCATAGACTGTGAAGAAACGCAGACCGACAGTGTCCAGACCAGATGACTGCATCTGACATTCGTTTGCCCACTTAGTATAACCGTATGCGTTTAGTTGTTTGCCTGTCTCTTTACCTTCGACCCACGGTACTGGTGATCCCGCGTATACGCACGAAGTAGATGCATAAACAATACGAGTATCTGGTAGATGTTTTTTACAGATATCAATAAGGTTCTGTGTAGCATCTATGTTATTTGCGTGGTAGGACTTCTCTTTACCCAGAGAGTCACGAACGCCTGCCATTGCGGCAAGATGGACAATAGTATCCGGTTTGAATTCACGCAATAACGCCTCTACTTTTATATCATCACAAAGATCGCAACCCCAAATATCAATATCGAAGTGGACCATACGATCGCGCTTTAATGAGGGGGTGTATAAATGATTATTAAAGTTGTCCAAACCCTTTACAGTCAGACCGCGTTTCTGTAATCTATCGCATAACTGACTTCCGATAAATCCTGCCGCGCCTGTTACTAATACTCTATTCATTTCAACTATTCCTGTATATAAATTCCAATGCTCTATCCGCCTCAACTGTCAATGGACGGTTCTCATACCAATTACCTGTTTCACGGTCAAACTCACGACATAGGTCTGCAATCTGTGTTGCGGTGATGGGATAACCTTTCGCATATGCATTACCGGCAACCGCAATCATTATCTTGTACATCTTAGAATACCAACCAGTTTCATTGATTGTTTGGTACTCAATACCCAACCGTTTAGGCCAAAACGGACAGTCGCGGTATGACGACCATCTGTAGTCGGTGTTATTTAGACTATTCTTACGATGTTGAATCACCGCACTCTGCATCTCTGGTGGCAATCTATCTAGAAAAGTATTACCCGTCTTCTCGTGGTATGGATGTTTTGCAATCAACTCAGAGGTATTAAGGGGGTCACCTTGATTGGTGATAAAAAAACTTTTGGCGTTAGGATACTGGGCAGGGACATAATACATACGTGCGAGATCTTTAGTCTGAGGATCTCCGATATCACCAAGTTCGGTATTCAGCGCATACCAGAATGCCTTGATGCGGTCATTATCAATAGTTTCATCTAGTCTAAAGACAATTCTAAATTTGAGATGGTCGTCTCGACTTGATGCAGTGTTGTACACAACATAGTCGTACCGGCCGAAGGTTTCATACAACTGTTCATTAAGGACTCGTACATCACTAGAGTAACTGTGATCATCAACATCAACGCAACACCAGCCACCCCAATAGTTAGTAGATTTATTACTGCGCGTCGTACCCACTTCGAAAACAGCAGGACTAATAAGAGGACTAGAGTTATTTCCACCTTTCTCTCCTTTCTCACCGTACATGTTCTTCAATGTTTTGACAAACTTATCCCACTCATCCAGTACCATATGGCGATGAGTCTTGTTATCAAACTGATTCTTGAAGATAGTTAATTCATAATTCATGCAAGCATTATACCATAATCATTAATGACTGTCAACCGAAGAAGTCCTCTAGTGATGCCTGTGGTTCTGCTGTCCAACCAACCGCGTCGAGAATCGGCTCTAGAGGATCTAGGAAAGTCTTCTCAAACATGAGATCGTAATCTACAAACTGGTGCAGTCCTAACTCTTCCGGAAGATTGAGCGGATATGAAATCACGTTTTCTCCCAGACGATTAGGAACTTTTAGGTAGACAAACTTGATCTTCTCACCCGTCTTGACTGTCTCATACTGCATATCAAGTTTCTTTTGTTTGATCGCGTTGTTATAGCATAATGCACCGCGCACATGTATGGGGGTACTCTTCTTGTAGATAGTCTTACGATCTTTCCACTTATCAAGGTTAGACACACCGCGAGGAAACGAGACCTCTTCTGGCGGAAGGGATTTGAAGTGAAAACGGAAGTCACGGATATATCCTTGGGTGTCTACCTCAGTACCTTCTACGATGACGCGGAAGATCTCTTTCATCTTGTCACGAACCACCTGTGGAGTCGAAGATTTTATTGCCTCAATACCCATCATTTTTAGTTTGGGTTCCGAAAACTGTACTCCCTCCGAATTTATTACGTTACACAAGTACCTCTTCTTAGCCATCCAGATACCACGGTCAGCAATAATCTCTCGTTCCATCTCCATACGATTTTCATATGCACCAGTCACCTTAGCCATATCCGCATAAGATGTTTTCAAAACTTTCTCGAAGTGTTCTGCGCAAATCTTGTCTAGGAACTTTACTGGATTGTTAGGAGCAAATTTGTCAATAAGGCCCCCCATCCTAATATAAACAGAGTCCGTATCAATGGCCACCACATAGTCTTCTTCAGTTTCAAGTATTTTTTGCATTTCATTATTAACGGCCCTCTCTGCCCACTTAATTGCAAGTTGTCCCGCAAGGGTAATAGATTCTGCAACACGTTGATCGAAGTATCTAAACCAGCGATTACCCAGCGCACCATAGAGTGAGTTCATCAAGATTTTAATTGCCATCTGCTGGTTATCTAAAGATGAAATCTTATATGCCAGACCATTAGTCGGGCTGTCTTGATATTGTTGCTGCAACTTTAACATCTGGTTTTTGATGATTTTACGTTCAGCGTAGTATTGTTTAATTACTGTAGGAATAACTCCCTCGCGGTCATGAGAGAATCTGACACCTGTAGGGGCAATAGAATGACAGAGTTTAGAATAATCAAAGTCGTCAGTATACATGGTGCCGTCTAGTATTTTATCTACAGACATATTAGGCACAATACCATCCAGAACGGTCTCAGGCGACATGTTGTATTGTACGATGATATTCGGATAAAGTGATGCAAGGTCGAATGACGTAACCCAATCATGAGAACCTACCTGTGGTTCTTTAACATAACCGCCGGGATATGATGTTTTGGGTTTGTCTTTCTTGGGAGGCACTACGATGTTCTGTTTGTTCAACATGCGATAAATGATCGAGTCCCAGATATTCGTGGTACCCAAGGTATCCCCGTAGTTAACCCCACCGCGATATGCCATGGTTAGTACCAAAGAAATAAGATCTAGTTTCTCATCGATTCTATGGACTAACTCCACGTCCTTCACGTTATAGTCAATGAACTTCTGATAGTCCTCTTTGTACAGAGTGTGCAGATTTCCGTGTTCCGCATAAGAGAGCTTTCGTTCTTCCAGTACTACATAGGCAATATGATCTAGTCGATAAGATTCTTGTCGACCCAAGGTATTCAGGGTAAACTTTTGAAACACCTCAAGGTAATCTAAATGTTCGACGCCTTCAATGATGTACTCTTGATTAGAACGACCTTGAATATTGATATTGCGTTCTCGGACCGCACCCCAAGGTGAGAGACGTTTTAATAACGTGTCGTCACCAAACAGTTTGTAACAGCGATTGACAATGTATGGAATATCAAAGAATCGGGTGTTCCATCCGGTAATGACATCGGGGGCATAATGTTGGAAGTGATCTACAAACTTTCGGATTAGATCAATCTCATTATCACACTTGATAAACAGAACGTCCTCACGCGTGGGTGTGTAATCATTAAGACCCCAAACCCAATAGTTGCCGTCATTCTTACGAAGCGGAATTGAGATGATAGGATGGGCCGCATCTTTTGGTTCGGGGAATCCCGCATCAGATGCAACCTCAATATCGATATTCAGAACGCGAACTAATTCACGATCGAATGATATCTTGTCTGGAAACTCTTGAGCAAGATACTGTGCGCAATAGTTGTTGTTTCCATATACTTCGAAGTTAGATACGTCTGCATATCGTTTCAAGAAGTCTGTCGCATCGGACATAGAATCCATCTGGCACTCTACGACGGACTGGCCATCTAGAGTTTTCCAATCGGACGGAGTGTCGCCTACGATGTAAAGGTTGGGTTTGAATTGAATACGTTTCTTGACTTGCTGTCCGTTCACGTATCCACGATAAAGTATGTTGCTGCCCATGCGCAGCACGTTGGTATAAAATTTTGTCATGCAGCCATTATACAGAATTCAGGGGGGTGTGTCAATCAATTACCTTAAAAAAATTGTGTCGAGTCCACGGTTGTTCTTGCTTCTTATCGGAGTATCCATGATGGTCCTGAGTTACCGCAAGACGTTTTGAAATCACCTGAGTAGTTGGCGTAGGTATCCCAGTGCGATGTCTGTCTCTCTTATTGAAGTAAATCCCAATGTCACGACCAACACCTATTGTATCACATTCGTTCCAAGGATGCAAGGCGGTATTACGAATTCCATAATAATTAATATCTGGGCGATGTAGATAGGTTGTGGTATATGTTCTGAAAAGACGTTGTAGAACACAGTAAGGTCCACAGTTAATCGGGAAATTGTTCTGAGTCATCATATGGTGGGACCAGTGTGCGAAACTCCTGTCCATGCAGTACATGCCCATGAACAGTCCTATATTCGCGTAGAGCGTGTTCTCTGCGTACTCAGATAGTAGTTTGAATGATTCGTATCTCTCTTCGAGTAACCAAGTGTCATGCTCCATAATCCAGAACTTTTCGTCTGACTGACCTTGTTGTCGCATGAGTTCCCAGTGAGAACACATCCCTGCCTTCTCTGTAGGTGAGTGGTCTTCCTTTCCATTTCCTGAATTTAGGTCTAGAGTCATGAGACTTTTGGACCATGTGTAACTATCTACATGCTCTTCAAAATTTTCGGAATCTGGTGTGATGGCATCGAAGGTTTCTATGGAGTCAATGTAACCATCATCGATAGCACGTTGAAAGGAATATCGGGAGAGTGATGCGTACTCTTCTGATCGTTCATCACCTTTCATTACAATCTGTATCGCTTTCATTCTACGGGTAACCTGTCCTGTGATTGATGATCATTATGTGTTTTGGGAACATGTTCTCTATGAATATACTCCCAAGCAATACTATAACGGTATCGATCGCTTCTGTTTCTATAACATCCATGCACTAAGTTAGGATGAAAAAACACTGCAAATGGTCGATCTAGTTCCACATCTACTATATCAAAATCTTCTTCGTCAACCTTCATCCAATTGAACACACCATGTGTCCGATGATTATGTTCATAATATTTGGTATGAGATTTAGGTACCACTCTGAGACAACCATTCTCTTTATCAGCACCGTTAACAAAAACATCACAACTAACCAGACGGTTTGGATCAGCTTCAATATAATGATTGTCTTGATGCCATCCTACAGAAAACCCCTCATGGGGTACCATAGGGAAAAACTTTGAGATGTAAGTATCTATGTCTTCTTGATCTAATAAGAAACGAGCAGTGTCCACGAGCCTTTCGTTGTGTCCCAACTCGCCAAATACTTCACTGCGCATCATAGCCCCATCTAACTTACAGGGATTTCCTCTCTTGTTTATAACCCACCCGTTGCGATTATCGAAAAGTCTAACGGCATACTTTCGATACTTATCACACTCATCATTAAGTATTTGATGCTCATGAACTGTTAGGAAATCAGTAATGATCACGTAACCTAGTTCATCAAATTTTGTTATATCGTAGTTCATAGAAACCAAAAAAAAGGGAGACCAATGTCTCCCTATTTATTTACATAATAGATGTTATACAAACTAACATCGTAGTCATACATAGTAGATTGATACTTATGAGACCAAATTTTTCTAGGTCTTCAGAATCACGTCTAGCCATGTAGTCCTTTATCTGCTGCATCTAAACTCTCCTCGTTTAAAAGTTGTGGTTCAAGTGTGGTTAAACCGTTAATTTCAACCTTACGAGGCCGCTGAGAATCAGGGATTATTACCTCCAGACGGATGGCAAGTAACCCGTTCCTGAAATCAGCTCCCATTACTTCAACATACTCCGACATGCGGAATTGTCTTTCGAACTTCTTCGTTGAGATTCCTTTATGGATGTAATCTCGATCCGAATCTTTTATCTGTCCTCTAATGGTCAGTGTTCGGTTCTTTACTTCGATTTCGAGTTCGTCTTCGGCGAAACCGGCGACGGCTAACTCGATTAGGTATTGATCCTCTCCCGTCTTTAGAATATTGTGCGGGGGGAACGTATCACCAGAGTTGCGTGAGATTCGATCTAATTCATCGATCATGGTATCAAAACCAACGAATGCTGAACGTGGGAACAATTGCTTTGCTGTTAATGTCATGTTGTGACTCCTAATTATATTAGCAAGTTTATTATGGATACCCGACCATTCGGCATATCCGGTACTATATATACAAACTATGAGAATAAAAGTAACAAAAGTGTTACTATTCTAAATTATCTTCGTCATCAATATTAATTATAGGCAACGAAGCATCAACCAACACAACCTTCTCATTTTCAATCATGTTGATTATTTCTAACGTAAGATTTATATCCATCTGAATATAGGACATTTTTCTCTCGCACATTTCGAGATGCTTACGATAAAATTCTAATTCTTGTTCTTTTTCTACTTTTCTTGCACTTATATTGGCAAGAGAAATTATATTGTTCTTTTTGCCAGACATACTTCGTCCTTAATAGTACATTGATGGGTCCGGAATTCCTTCTATTCCAAATGAAAAGGATACACGAGATTCTCTAGGGAATACTTGGTGATGAGTTGAACGAGGTAAGTAAACATACATACCCGGCTCAAAGTCAAACGGTTCATTATCGTTTATGCCTTCTACCTTTAGACCGACAGTACTAATAACCTGAACTAAGAACACATCCATAGCATCTTTGTGCCATGGATAAGAACCACTTGCACGACCAAAACCACTAAACGCAATGTTAGTGATTTTGTTCTGGTGCAGCGTGAACACATCTTGTAACTCTGTATAGATGTTCTTCGCAAACTCTGGTGAACTACCACGAGTATGGAAGTTGTTCAAACCTATACGCATCTTATCTGAGTTTCTGTCGTATAGGTCATTTGGATGCGAGTCCATCATTTTCATGAACTCGTTCCAATTGTAAGTCTCTTTCATATCAAACGGAAGTTTGCCTACGAACGGAGTCTTGGTGCGAATATTCTCTTCGCGATCTTCAAATATATCATAACAAGTATTTGACATCAGCTATTCCCAATGTTATATTTTGGTTGCAGTGTCCAGTTAGCCTTATCCTTATATGAGATTATCTTTATCTGTCTCATAGGAGCACAGTCACGAGCAACCTCTTTATTGACTATTGCGACTAGGCCCCAATCTTGCAATAGTGTTGCGATCGTATTGCGTCTTTCCATATCAGACGTTTCTAGATTCGACTTCTTACCATCCAACAAGAACAACTCTTTAAAGTGGACGATAAAGTACCTACCCTGCTTATGCAAGATATGGCACGATTGATATAAGGTGTTGTCTCTACGCGAAGCAACCCCTATACGCGTTAATGTTTCTCTGACTTTCAGGAAGTCATCTGGTTCTGATAGACTGATTTCCAACATCATATCAGAATTCCACTGAACAAGATTATTCTCTTCCACCTTTGGTAACCTTTTGTTTGATAGTTTTTATTTGTGATTCCGTTAAGAGCCCTATGACTTGTTTCGCCTTCTGTTCACTGTAACCAAAATATTCCTTGATACATTCCATGTCAGCTCTTTCATCAGGTTTATCCCATTTAGAGAATCGTTTCTTTTTCCTTACAATATTTATAAGAAAGTCGTATTGCATTTTACCATCTAAGTGATGTAATCTGTTCATTTCGTTGGACAAAAATACCGTGTCCGGAAAATATGATAGCGATCTATTAACTAGGAAACCATTGTATTTTTTTACGCACTCTGGATCTCTATCTATCAAATTAATTTTAGAGGTATTGATACTATTTAGGAAGTCAAATGGACTCACGCTTTAATCTCCACGTTCGCCATAACTTCGGTCATACATGCGACTAGATTCAGTTCGTGGTCAGCAACAAACGCATTCTTGTACTGGTAATCCGCAAGGATAAGAACCAACTGGGGAATACTGTTTGGTGCGACGTGGTCATACATTTTATCATAAACACCACGGAAGATTGACGCCGGTTCAACATCGATGTTGTTTACTACCCACGATCGCATCTTCTTGAAGTTCTTCTCACGAATTGCACTGAACAATTGAGTGTAAGTATCGGAGATATCCGCACTTACACTATTAGAGACATTGAGTGTTCCAGAGATTGATCCTCTCTGACTCTCATTCAGTACACGTCTCCAATCTGGTGCATGTTTCATGATGACGTTTGCCACCACGTTGTTATCGTACTCCACACCCTCCTCTTGCAAGATTCCTTGGAGACGCTGCATGAACCCACCACATAGCGAGGTCATAGTTTTCTTGTTGAAGTTAAAGGCGTATTTAGAACACCTTGAATGTAGTGGTTCGATGATACGGTTCTCAAAGTTACACGTCATGATGAAACGACAGTTGTTCGAGAACTCTTCGATAAACCCACGGAGAGCGGGTTGCGTCGATTGGGGGTTTAGATAGTCTGCCTCATCTAGGATGACCACCTTGTAACCACCAGACAAAGACACCGACGATGCGAACTGTTTAATCTTACCTCGTAGGGTGTCGATGTTACCTTCTTCCGACCCGTTGATGACAATATAGTCTAGGTCAAGTTCCTCACAGATGGCACGTGCCACCGTGGTCTTACCAGTACCAGCAGTACCAGTAAACATCATGTTGAGGATTTCACCACCATCCACGATGTTTTGAAATGTTTGTTTTAGGTCATCCGGAAGGATTGTTTCGGAAACTTTCTTCGGACGATACTTTTCAACCCACAAAAACTCATTGCTCATTACAACTCCATAATATAAATTAACTTTCAATAGGGTATATTATACTACAAAACCCCTCTCATGTAAACTATCTGTAGACAATTATTTATAAAAAATAACGTCTCATTGGTCACTATTCAGCGTATTTGTGATTCACTTCAGCGTGATGCATTTCATCTTGTCGGACATATTTTATCATATCAGACAGTTTTGCATCCGGTAATAGTCCATAGTACTCAATCGCAATCTGTGGCGCAGGGACGTTCTCAATCTCACCTGACCCAATAAGTTCCAGATAAGTGGTATAACTGCGTACTGCTTCATCCTCGAAGTATCCTGTCATACGATGCGCTGTCTTGGGAAACAGGATGTATAGTACCAGATAGTAATGCCAGAAGACAAATTGTGCGATGATGATTATTATACGTTCTAGTATAGATGGGTGGACCACTTCCATAAAGAACATTAGATGTTTTCTTTCGTTGGTCGCTTCGTCTAGAAGTTCTTGTATCTTATGACCGTTACCACGTTCCAATCGACGAAGACTCATTAGGTGGGTAAGCATTCCTCCAACCATGCCCGGCACTCCGGCAACTGTTTCTAAAACAAGTGCACGATGACCGTACCGTTGACCAAAGAATGTGTCCGCAAAGAAGCGAAAGAATGCTGTTTGAGATTTTGCTAAGGTATCAGAAACTTTAGTAGTGAATTTCATAGTGTTCTCCAAGAATGGAGCTCGGAACAGGAGTCGAACCTGCGACCTGCTGATTACAAGTCAGCTGCTCTACCAACTGAGCTATCCGAGCATTCGTTTCTTACGTTTTTCTGTAAGTGTACGTACTATGTATATCCGCGTGAAGGCCACGACTGAAATACCCGCTGTAAGTGTTGTGGATAAAACTATAGGGTCTGTATTTCCCCACTGGACAATCACCAACCAAGTGAAGAATATATTTAGTGGGTAATTTATTAGAGTGCCTAAAGAAACGTGTATAAGGGTTTCTCTTGCAATTTCTTTATCATACCACTTCATAAGGGTCGGTCTCTTGAATCAAATAATTCATTATATAGTGTGTTATCAACTCGAATCATATCCTTGGGCAAAGACATTATGATTCAAGAGACCGAAAAGGGTTTACTTAGAAGACTTATTCTGTTTTGGAGATGCCTTCTCAACTTCTTCTTCAGCGTATACCTTAGCAACATTCTCATAGAGAGCAACAACTTTAATTGCTTGGTCACGCAATTGGCCAATAGTTGTTAGTTCCTCACCTTTGAAACCGCCACGAGTGACTACGGTATCTACAACCGCAACACAAGAACGCGCAACGCGGTTAGCAAGGTCGTTCAAATTCTTCTGATCTTCAGTCATATTATGCTCCGTAAGTAGATGACTTTTCAAGTGCAATAAAGTATTGCGTATTAGAATTAATGGATCTGAAGTGTGAGATCAATTTAGTTGAGATAGAAACCTCATAATCTTCACCCAACAACTTCATGTTATTCACACCCATGATGAAGTTGAAATCAGCACCTTCAGGGAATTGACCTTCAACTAACACAGAGAATGAGTTAGACGTAGAATCTTCTGTATCCACAACCGTAACTTCAATAGAGTTTCCGGATGGACGAATCGAGATATTTTCATAACCGAGCGCAGATGATGCACGTTTGATCTTACTTAGGGTTTCATTAGTGAGTAAGAATTTGACTTCACACTCAGGCATGACGATATCTTTCTTAGGTGCAGAGAGCATCTCAGGGTCGGAGTAGAAGTATTTCACCGATGATAAACCACTGCCGTCAGATACGGTACAGAAGCTTTCACCAAAAGTAATTGATGGGCGATCCACCAATGTCAATACTGATAAGAATTCAGAGAGGTCATAAATACCGAACGTATTCGGGAAGCTCTCATCGATCTCAGCACGGGAGACAATGTTTTTTGCAATAGACATAGTCTTCAGAACGTTGCCGCCATTGACTACGATGTTTGGATTGATGGTGGAGAAGTTGCGCAGTATCTCGACCGTTCGGTTAGATAGTTCCATTGATTGGTTCCTCAGTTAATATGTTACACATTATATAATATTTGTGACCGTCTGTCAAGTACTTTCTCGCATTCTGCTGAAATTCTTGTCCTTGACAAACGACAGCTTTCGTTCGAAATGGGCATCTTCCAGTTCGGTCTTGTGAGAAATGACAAATACATTAGTATCTTCTTTCAACGTGTCAATAATCTTCATAAGGTTATCAACACCTTCACCGTCCAACGAAGAGTCGAACGTCTCATCAAGTATCAACAAATTAGTCGATACTGAATTTTTCATCTTAGCTATCTGTCGCCAAGTAAATAGTAGAGACAAATCTATACGTTGTTTCTCACCTTCGGAGAAAGAATCGTATGAGAATGTGTCACGATAGCGTGACCGGATGGTCTCACTAAAACTATCGTCCAACTCAAAGTGGACAAAGAAATCTAGAATCTGTAGGTACTTGTTAGTTAATTCATTGATGACCGGCACATACTGTCGAATGATTTTAGTCTTGATTCCAGTGTCACGTAGTAACTCACTTGCAATACGGTTATAAGATGCCTTCTCATTCAGAACAAACTTATCATCGGTCAGTCCGTGTAATTCAGAATCCAGCATTGTTAGATCTGTATTTGCCTGGCCCATATCACCGTCGCTGTTAGTCATATCTTGCAAGTCTTGTTGTATCTTACCGATAGATCGTTGCAGACGACTAATAGTCTGATTGTTATTGTTTAAAGTATTCTGATCTGCAAGACAGCTAGACATCTGTTCCTCTAGGGTCGTTATCTCTGTCTGGTACTGTTTCTGTTGTTCCTCTGCCTTATCCATTGCAGACTTTAGTTCTTTCGCCTTAGAGGTCGCAGCATCCTTCTTATTCTTTCGCAAGTCTTCTGCAATGTCTTGGTCGCACGTAGGACATACCTCATTATCATCAAAGAACTTTGCCTCTTTAACCACAGACTTTACCTGTGACTTAAACTGTGCATAATACTCATCCAACTTACTCTTATTGGCACGAATACTGCATAAGTTATCTGTAATGGTAGGCATCAAATTATTGACAGTCTCAGATAAAGTAACGTTCAGTTCATTGAGTTCCGCGATCTCTGACTGGAGCTCTGCGATATCTCCCTCTTTATCTTTACGATGCTGAGTGTTGATTGCAGTTAAATCACGGATGTACTTCTTCTGTGAATTTATCTTAGTTTTGATCATCTCAATAGAATGGTTGTTGCCCTCGAGCTCGCTTTTGAGGAGAGAGATTTTCTCCTTGAGTATCACATTCATTTTGGAAAATATGTTAATATCAAGAAGGTCTTCTATCACGTCACGCCGAGAGGTTGAGTTGAGTTGCATGAACGGGACAAAAGACGACGAGCCGAGAACAACAATTTGGTGAAAACTCTTGTGAGACATCTGTAGGACGTTCTTCTCAAGAATCTCTTGATATTCTCTTGCGTGTGAACTCTGGTCGATCATAGTACCATCTTTCCAGATTTCAAACTTAGCGGGTTTGATTCCCCGCACTACACGATACTGTATACCATTTACAGCAAAGGTAACTTCAGTGACACACCCCTTATTATTGATCGTGTTGACCAACTGGTTCTTAGTAATCTTACGGTGTGCCTTACCAAACAATGCGAACGATAGTGCATCGAGCATTGTAGACTTACCAGCACCGTTCTCACCAACAATCAAGTTAGTGGAACTGTCTAGGAAGTTTATCTCGTTATAATAATCACCCGTCGAAAGAAAGTTCTTCCAACGTAGGGTTTCAAATTTAATCATGCAATTTCTACCGCCTGTGCCTCAATCATTAGTTCAGATACTACGCCAGTGATTCTTTCCTTATCTAAATCAGTCTCGACTTCTTGTATGTAATTATAGATCAAAGTTTCCGTGTCGTCAACCCTTAAATCCTCATCTGAGACATTTTCACCACGAAATTCTTTAAAATCTTCGGCAATCTTTAGTTCATGAATTTTCTGTCGCTGGATTCTCTCGACATATCTTTCAAACTTCTGCATATCTGAACGATTGGACACGATCAATTTGACGAACTTGCCGTCTAGGTATGATAGGTCCTCGAAGAAATTGATGGTGTTCTCATCATAGTAAATCTTATGGAACAGTGTGACTGTGTTTTGAACAGGAGTCAACTCACGAGTCTCTGTATCAAAGATATGAAAGAACTTTCTATCATGTGCATCGTTCCAGAAAAATTCCATCTGTGCGCCAAGATAGTGGATGTTACCTTTACTTGACTTAGTGTGGAAGTGTCCGGACAACACGGTTTCGAAACGCTGTAGTGGTTTGGGGTCCATACCCTCTTTACATACCAGACCTTTATCCATCTCAAACCCTGCGAGTTCGAAGTGACCGCCAATGACATCTGCACCACAATTCTCTAGGAACTTCAAGCACTCTTTCTCATTCTCAGGGCATATCCAAGGGACAAGACCAAACTTGACACCGCCATAATCACGAACGATAGGGTCCATGAGGATGTCCACCTCATTGATATAGTGACCCATCAACTCCTTGAGAGAGTTCAACTCGATAGTGTTTTTGAAATAAACGTCGTGGTTGCCAGGAATGATATCCATGTGAATATTATACTCACGGAGTTTATCCAAGAATATCTGGCGGTTGTGGTTCAACGCTTTGAGGTTGATAGTCTTACGGTTATCATAGTAGTCACCCAGATGTAAAATCTGAGTAATACCATTTTGTTTCAAATAAGGAAAGAACACCTCACTGTAGAAGCGTTCTTGGTAATCCATAAAGATATCCGAAGAATTACGACATCCGCAGTGGGTGTCGTTAAGTATTGCTATTTTCATAAATGACTCAACTCAATTTATATGACGACTATTATACTACAAAAAAAGGTGTCTGTCAAGTTTAATCTGAAAATCTTCCGTCTTTTATGAGGTGGTGTAGTCGGTGTGTGAAGATAGTCCACAGCAAACGAAATAGGGAATCCTCTTTGTAGGTTCCTGCTTTGCACTCATAAGTCCACATCATTCTATAAAGTCCGATAGGTCTGAGTCTACGTATACAGCACGTTTCTTTCTTTGCTTTTCTTCTTTCACGTATTCTTTGAATTCTGAGTCTGCACTCTTTACTACATCAATGCGTTGTCTGAGAGTGTCAACAAAGGGAGATGATTGCTGTTGATATATACCATCCTCATTGTCACCATCCATGAATGCGCTGATATCTGCTTCAGCAATATACTTCATTTTGATGTCTTGTTGTTTCTTTTCTTTTTGGATTCTCCGAAGAAAAGCATACCATGATATCTGTGTGAAGTATGAAAATGCATTAGGTTTACCGGATCGGGTAGCTGCCTCGATGTCATAGTTCTCAATTGCTTTGAGACAATTCTCGACAGCATCCATAACCATTTCTTCCCGATAAGTGTATCGAACAAAGTTTGCTCTGTGAGAAAGCCCTTCTGCTATCTTCAGGAAACATGAAGCAATATAGTTAGTAACTATAGGGTGATCCTTACCGTTTTCTTTTGCTTCTTTTACAGTGGTACAATATTCGACAACTGCATTTGAGAAGTCTTTGTTACTTACGTAGTGCGGTTTTTCTTTAGGCTTCATAATATATAACTCGTTTAATTTAGTACGTATTATACCAAAATATTACTGGTCTGTCAATTGGTTACTGTCAACTACTCTTTTTCTTAGGTCACTAGATGAAAACCTGTGAGATCTTTCATTAAAGTATAACTGTATACCACGTTTACGGCAAATATCTTTTCCTGTAAAATCTAAATCTCGATACTCTTCACCCATGATACGCAAGTCTATTTGGTACATGGCAAGAATGTCTTCTAGGTCTTGTTCAGTCACATAGGGAATGATTTCGTCGACATACCCCACAGCGTTCAACTGAGTGTATCGCTCGACAATAGATTGTACTGGGGGGTTTTTAAAAGATCGGTCTAATGAGGGGTCTACTTGTAATCCACATATGAGATAGTCACAGTGTGCTTTCGCATCTCGTAACATAGCGACATGACCCGCATGAAGAAGGTCGAATGACGAACATGTAAATCCAATTACCATTAATTTCTCACTTGCCCTTGACATATCTCATTTTATAGTGTATAATCTAGCTTGTCCCCGCCGGGTAATATAGCAGATTAATTCATCAACATTCCGTCGACATCGGAGTCCAATTCTTCGTCTTCAGATGACTCTTTCTTCATTTCATCTAACCAATCATCTAATGAATTAGGACCTTCATCAAAATCATTTTCTAAAGACTTGAACTCTTCTTCTTCAAGATAAAGAGCAAGTTCCTTAATAGCAGTTCGGTACTGTTGAACCATTTCTTTAGCAGGAACCGCAAGAGACATAATTTTATCAGTAAATATTAAAATACAATTTGTTGGAGTATCTTGATACACCATGTATGTCTTAAACGTGAAGAATTTTTCACCACTTTTTAATGTATTTTGCATCAAACTCATTGCGTTATTAACTACAATAGACTCTGGGGCTTCATCTAATACTTCACAGATAAGTTCCTCACCTGTTATTAATTTCAAATGTTTAACTGAAGAACTCATCTTCATTATCTTCTACTCTTATAGGTTTTAGGTCAATAGGGTAAATCTTATATTTAAACCCTTCTTTAGTATATATCTTAATCCTTTCGGCACTATGTTTCAAAGTAAAATTCTTATGAGATTTGACATGAAGATCGTCAGCGATATCAATAAGCTTAGTAGTCCTACCATCGTCAGACTGACGAAGACCCCTGCCAATCGATTGGAGTACCTTAACTTGGGACTTGGATGGAGTCGCGAATACAATATTATGCAAGTTGCGGATGTTGATGCCAGTGCTGAAAGTGCCAAGAGAAGCGACAATAATAGAGTCATTTTCTTTTTCTACGATACCTCGTATCTGTTCACGATCAGTGGCATCCACCTCACCCGACACATAGAATACTTTGCGTCCTTCCGGTGAAAGACCTTTGATCATTTCATACAACACCTTTCCGTGCTTCTCTACAAACTGAAACATCACCAAGGTATTGCCCTTTTGATTCAACGCAATCTTACTTATAAACTTATTGCGAGGTTCGTATGTGACAATGTAATCAAGTTCATCTTGAAACTTCTTGTCTTTCATCATGTTGCATATATCACTGTGGTATCGCAACAAGAGAATAGAGATATCCAGTTCTGCAAGTTCTTTGGACTTTTGCAGTTCTACCGTGCGGGTAACGGTGAAGGTTGGACCAAACAGTCCTTCTAAGACCAGTTTGTTTGTTTCGGTACCGTCGAGAGTACCTGTGAGACCAAATCTGTATTTGGCATTGATGCACTTGTCCATCATGGTAGTGAGAGACTTTGCTTTGAAAAGATGTACTTCATCACCAAAGATGGTGTCGAATTGCTCGAACCATTCTTTACCGAATTTGTAAATTGATTGCCATGTAGAAATTATGACACGCTTATCCGTGACCTTCTCTTTACCAGAGTAGATCTTATGGCAGAATTCATCGACATCGTACCCATAGTCTGCGAAGTCTTTGTACATCTGTTCCACTAGGGAAGTAGTAGGGACTACAACCAGAAGTTTTCCGTCAGTGACCTCATAGCAGTACCGAAGCAAGTTATAAATGATAAATGATTTCCCGCTACCAGTAGGACTAAGTAGTATACAGCGTCGATGCTCAACTCCGTGAGAAATAGCTCTGTACTGATAGTCCCTAGGCTTGAAGGG